ACTTTTAATTTTTTAATTTCTTTCATTTGCCCCCCATTTGCCCCCATATCCTCACAAGTTAGTATCGTACTTCATGCTTTGAATTGGTATTTGGTATAGTCTTCTATAGTTGAGGCATAAGTAACGAAACGCATCCACTATATGACTTGCCCAGTTATGCTGGGGTTTGGGTGCATAGCATGCTTTAGCTTGGTCGTATGTTCGTTGGTACTCTCTTAACGCCCTTATTCCTATGTCGCATTCAGTTTTATTTATTCTGACTCTTGGTAATACAAATCTCATAGCTTCTATACCATCTTCTATGTCTACTTTTGGTGTAACAATAAAGTTCCAGCCAGCTTTTCTTGCTTGCATTAATCTACTTTCTGTTGTCTCCCATCCTTGATGGCCCTGAGATACATCATGAGGCATGAAGTGCTGCCCCCATTGGCATTGGTAAGATTGTCTAATTCGTTCTGCTTGGTCTAAATAGTATTTAAGACCTTGTCCGTTATCATGAATAATATTTAAAAGATTTACATGCTTTCCTTCTACTTGGAAAATCCAACAAGCAGTGGCATCCGTACCGCCCAAATCCCATGCAGTGTTAAGCGGTAGATTTGGATTTACATTTATAATGCCGATACGTTTTTCATTTAACATATCAGACATTTCTCTTGTGAAGTATGACCCCATGTTGCCAACTTCAAAATCTACATAGAATTCTTGCCTTATCATTTCATCAGACATACCCATGGCTTTAGCTTCTTGTATCTGACTTTCACTAACAACGGGGATTGTCATTTCATCATCTTTAAATGTTTTATCAACACCTAAAACCTGAACAAAATAATTAGGATTGTCGCGTACTACTTCAAGTAATTCATATCCATGGTTCATCCCACGCGGTGTAAACTGAGCTATTTCTAGCCCGCCATTTTCGATAAGTATGGGATTTAAGAATTGTCTTGCTAGTGGGTTATGTAATGAATATTCAGAATAAATAATCGTTACGGGATTTGTTCCCATTAAAGCATTAAAGTTATTAGAGCCTGCGAACTTTATTACGCTACCATTAATTAGTTTAATTTCCATTCGAGCATCATTTTTTTTCTCAATAAGATACTTAGGAATATAATTAATAAACGGAAAGCCTTTATGGTCTATTCCCTGCCAAGCAATTTGTCTTATTTGTGTTTGTAATGGAGCTAAATAAATATGTGTTCCTACACGCATTAAAGCTCTTAATAATATTGCTTGAATTGATATAGTATCTTTACCGGCACGGCGATGAATTACCGAGCAAACATTTATTCCATTTCTTACTTTTAAAAGAAAATCTTTCTGGTAGTGTCTAGGTGTTAAGAGATAGGGAATTTCTATATACATTAAGACTTAGGGTGAGTGGGTTTAAAATATTCGTCGACAATCTTCATGCACTCATCTATACCGACACCAATGTCGGCTTTATATCCAACGCTATTCATTCTATCGATAAAAGATAATTGTTTTTCAGTATGTTTTTGATTGCTTGGAACCATTTTCCATCCATCTTTTTTAATTTCAAGCCATAAGCCATAGTATTCTAAAGTTGGTTTAGCAATAAATAAATCAGAAGCTCCGATATGAAGCCCGCATCTTTTTGCAAGCTCATGTCCTTGTACTGTTCTTTTTCCCTCGTTATCAATTTTAATAATAAACTTTGCTGCATGAGGATATTTAAGTTTTATGTATTTAACAATAGCAAGCTGCACTTTTGTCTCAGGGAAGAGACCTTTACCTTTCTTTTTTTTAATAACTTTTATTCTGTTTCTAATCATTAAGCTTCCTGCGTTTGTTAAAATATCTCCATCCAAAAAGACGCACTGATAAATAATATCTATATGCAGACCCCTTGGATAATCCGTTTGCTAATAAAGAAGCATAATAAATATCATCAACTAATAACCTGCTTCTTCCGCCTGGCTTATAATAAAGCCAGTCATGAAGAATAGATGGAGTAACGGTTGTAGACCTTAAAGGGGAAACTATGGGCCATAATATTCTGGGAATGCTAGCTAAGTCTGTAATGAATCCTTTTTCAATCATTACAGGCTTATTATCAATTAAGGCAGTATGTGTATAGCAAGTTTTAAAATTACTATCCATATAAGGAGTAATACACATTGCATCTATATGGGCAATCTTAGGTAAACTTTTCATATCCCCACACCCAGTTAAAAAAATAAATAAACAAACTAATATTTTTTTTAAGCTATCCATGCTTAGACCCTTATTATAGATTTATAAAGGAACGCCCTGTTGCTGCTCTTGCTCTTCCTTTAGTCTTTCAGCTTCTTTCTTAGCTTTGTAAGCAGCAACGACTTCTGGTGTCCATATTGTTTCTGCAAATTTTACCTCGCTTGAGTCAGGTTTATTTATATGTGACTTAAGTTTATCTATCTGGTCAGGGTAGAATGGCGCTCTATGCGCACCAAGGCTTTGAGTTTCGATGCCATCTTCAACCAGCACAGTTTCACGTTCAACAAAGATTGCATTAGTATCCGCCTCAAATTCTACTCTCTTAATTTTATTTGTTTTTTCTATGTTCATTTTTTGTCCTTATGCTATTTCGTAAGAAGTGTAAAAATAAATATTTGTAGTTGCGCTCAGGTCGCTAATACCTACAGATGTATTATCAATGTCTGCTCTATACATTAATATATTGGTCGAGTTATTAGAGTTAAAGCCAGTTAAAGTAAAGTCGTTAGTAAAGTTATGCCTGTACCCAACACTAACAGCCCCTCTATTTATAGTTGAATTTCTAACTGTATACGGAAGACTTCCTATACCAAAATTACCAGCCATTGTGCTAAGAGATGTAAAAATCAACCTGCCCCATATTTTGCAAGTTGTGCCATTTAAGATAAAGCGCCCTTCAAAGGTTCCGGTTGGGCTGCCAGCAGTTGTTGTGCCGTATGGTGTAGGCGTCCAGGTACCAATAGTTTCAAAAGGAACGTCAAGCCAGTTAGAGCCATCGTTACCCTCGAACGTTGTGTTATCTGAGTTATAACGAATTAAACCTGCGTTGTTTGCTGGTTGCTGCGCTGTTGTTCCAGAAGGTAATAAAAGTGCGTTAGTGCTATCGCCGGACCAAGTGTTAACTACAGATGAAGTGCCTGACTCTTGAAGAATAACATTACCTAATGAGCTTGCAGGTTGTTGAGCGGGCAATAAGTGCCTATATGTACTTGTTATACTTGCTGGGGCTTCAATTGAAGATGAGTTTGTGCCGTTTGCTGATGCTTCAAACATAGTCAATTTACCAGACTGGGAAGAGTCTTGACTTGCAATCTGAACAGCAGAACTCCCTTTAGGCTTTATTAAAAAGCTTATATTTGTATTAGTACCAGCTGTACTAAATGTTGCTCCTGCAAGAGACATATGCGCGGTAGTTGAGCCACTACCAGTAAATATTAATCTACTACCAGTAGAGCCAGTAATTCCATATGTAGCCGAGAACTCCGAATTAGCTTCAAGCTTAATGTTCTTATCATTTGTTATAGTCATTGCAGTGGCAGGAGTAAGGGAACCATCAGGTGTAACTTGAAACCTTATTCGCCCAGGCATACTAGCTGCGCTAACAGTGCCAGTAGAATCTACAGATAAATCAATAGCCGCGGCAAGTTTATATGAGCTTGTTGACCAACCGGCGCCATATGTTGTTAGTAGAGACTGACCAAGCGTCACATCTGAATGCGAAGTTGTATCATTATTTGTTCTAGCTCCAAGAATAATCGGCGCTAAAGTTGTTGAATGCCTGTGGGCAATAAACTGCGCAGGAGATGTGCCGCCAATATCATTTACTCTTAATGCTGTATCATAAGTAACACCATTAATATTTATACCTGCTGCTTCGGATGCTGGTGGTTCAAAAATATCAACGCTACCGGTTGTGTTTGGCTTTAATGTAATGTTTCCACCGGCGTCTTCTGCCGATATTAGATTGCCATCAATACGAATATTATCAATATTTATTTGAGCGATAGAGTTAAGAGTGCCTGAAGTAAAATCAATTACACTATTTCCTGCCTCAATATTTACTGGATTGGAGCCAGTGCTTTTTATTATCCTTGCCATTTTTATGCCACCCTATAAGAAATTGAAAAGTAAATCTCTGCTATATCACCAACATCATTAACAATGTCTAGCTCAGTATTGTTTGACTCCTCGTTATAAAATTTAAGATTAGCCCCGTCTACAAAACCACCTATAACAAACTCATTGATTAAATGGTTTCTGTAACTCACTGCTATAGCAGACCTATCTCTTGGTAAGCCAGTTCCAGGAAAAGGCAAGCCTGAAACAAGCAAAGTACCTACGGCACCTCCGATACTTGTAAATACCATTTGCGCAGTAATTGTAACCATGTCATTAACACGTGACCAGTTGCCAACAAATACACCGGTAGGGCTTCCAGCTGTAGTTTGTCCAGCAGGGGCAGGAGTCCACGTCCCAATACCTGTATAGCTAGATGCGCTTATCCAATCCGAGCCATCATACCATTCAACTAAACTAGTTGTTGAATTAAACCGCATCTCTCCTTGAGTTGGTGAAGAGGGTCTTTCACCTGTGGTGCCTGTGGGCAATGTTACTTTTTCATTCCCGGGTAAACTAGGATTGTCAGCAATGGTAATTGTTGGGTTGCCACTTACACCGTCACCATTTGTTATGGTAATTGTATTAGCTGTGCCTGTCATTGTTCTGGCTGCGGTGTACCCTGTACCTGTCGTGTTAGATAAGAATCCAGATGCAAAAGAATTGATGGGAACTGAGTTGGGGAGCAATGAAGTCTGGTCAGTTTTAGTATAAAAGTCCACATTACCAAATGTAGTTATGTCTGTTGAAAGAACGGCTTCTATTGCTGTATTAGCAGCATTCATTCGCCATACATTCATAGCTGGAAGTATGGGAAGAACGATATCTTTAGGATTTACAATTGTTTCACTTACATTGTATCTAGTACAAATTTCTTGTCTGTATAATTTATTTTGCTGAGATATAAATACTGTTCTTCCAAAATCACCATTAAGCATACTTGGAGTAAAGTTAGTATTTGTGTAAAGATTATCTCTATCATCAGGTGTTTCACGAGTAATTGTAATTATATCATCTAATGTACGACCAACTAAAAAAGTAACCCTTACAGTTAGAGAGCCGCCTATAAAAGTTACATTGTAATCAGCTGAAGAAACTAACTGAGCTGCATCGTCAGCATCAACGCCTGTTGCTCTAGCATAGACCTTTACATCTGAATCTGCGTCAGCAGAAAAGCTAACATTAAAAACAGTTTGTCCAGATGTTGCTATAAATTGCTCTCTAGGTAAAACATCGTCGATGACCACACTCATTTACAGTCCCCTTGTATTTTTTTAATATTTTAGCATTGTTTAACTTCCCCAGATAGACTGAGCACTTGCTTTAGTTTGCGGCAAGTTGGTTGCTTCAACAAATTTCTGAACCAATGCCCTAAGCTGCCACAAGTTAGCCATAGGTAATAAATTTATAGCTCTTTTTAATTCTGTTTGAGAAAGCTTGCCCTCTTTAAAGGATTGAAGCAATTTAAATACAGCATCAGCTACACCACCAGCAGGACCTCCTAAAGTACCAAATGCTGATTGCGCATGCCTTCTATCATTTTTATTTTTTAGTAACGAATAACCTAGCGCAACATTAAGCTGCTCAAGTAAAGACATTTGCCAACCACCAAGTGAACTGTTTGAGAAAGCATTTAAAAATGCCGCATCATCATCAAATTCAAACTTCTCGCCTCTTGCTAATCTTCTTAATGGGTCGACCAGAGCACCTAAAGATAACATCATAACTATTCCATTTAACTGAGATAATTGAGGTCTTTGTAATGACGGCAAGACCCAATTATTCATGGCAGTAAAGCCCCATTTCTGGAATAAAACAAACATACCCATTACAGGGTCATTTGCCCATAAAGGACCATCCAGCCATCCAGACTTTAATGTTGAGAAAGTAACTTCATGCCTTAAAGCTTGAGAAAATACTTGTTGTGCATCGTAGTGTTCCCAGTCATAAAAGTGACTTTGGTAACCTCCTAGCGCACTCTTTTCTCCTTTAGCTGCCTTAAACTCCTTTACCATGATTTTTGCCCATTTCTTTGGGTCTATTCCAGCATTTAGCAATGCAATATTTTGACGTTTAGTTATTGTTCCATCCAAATATTTATGCAAATAAGACATAAATTTTGAATCTGCAGTTAAAGCAACTGTGCGCTGCATGAGATTATCCCATGCGTGCTGACCTGATAACTTCATCGTTAAATTTTTTGCAGTATTTAAAACGCTTTCTATTCTACCTATTCCAGATAAAGAGCTTGATGTAGTCGGATTAAACATAAGGTTTGCATGGTCAGCCCTAAGCGCGTCAACAGCAATAGCCAAATGTGCAGAAGATGATTTAATATTATTAGCATGCTTACCTTTTGCTGCAAATAAGCTTTGTAAATGAGGGAATAACCCTTTAGATAAATAAGGCCATAATCCTTGCTTTAATATTATACCGCCTACATCAGACAAAGAAGCAATTGGGGTCGCTCCTAACCGTGTTGACATTGTGTAATTTCGAACGGCCGTAAAAAATCTTCTAATACCACTATCAGCTGCAGTGTTATTCGTTAGCAAGTTAGATAATTGCTTTGCTTTATTTATCTCTTTTTCAAACTCTTTCCCAAGCTTTGCTAACGCTTTCTTTTGTTTTTCTGCAGGAAGCTTTTGCTTTAGTATTTCTTTTTGCTTTAACTCTCTTTCAGCAGCATATGAATTTTGTAATCCTTTAAATCCTTTTCCATGTATTGGGTCAACTAGCAGATTGTTTATATGAGTCTGCCTACTTAAAGTTGAAGTATATAGGGAAACCATTTTATCTAAATCATTTGATAGAAAATTATTCTCTCTTAATACACTATCTGGAATTAAGTGTGTTCTGCCTTTAACAGGAGACTCTGCATGACTAGATATTTTTGAAATAGAATCTAACCCTAATTGCTCAGGAGAATATTCTAAATATTTAAGACGCATAGACTCTGCAACTTTATAAACTTCATCGTCAGGAATTATGGGAGTTAATTTAGGCGTTTCATTAGGGTCTCTGAAAACCACAGGCTCGCCTTCTTCAAGCTTCATAAAAAATCTTCTATTAATTAATCCACTTCTTGCTTTTGTTTCCAGTGTAACTCTTTCTAACTCAAATGCATCTTCTGCTTCGGTAATCTTTTCTTTTAATTTTGGTATTTCATTATCTAATTTTTCAATCTCTTTTATAGTTGCTTCGGCTTTTTTCTTCGACTTTATCTTGTTTAGTTTTTTTTGCTTAAAAAATCTAAGCTGGTTAATTTCATTATGTTTTGTTTTAGCTTCTTCAACTTGTTTTTTAAGCTTGTTTCGTTCTTGCAAAATTCCGCTTAGCTCCACTTCTTCATCTGAGCTTAACCAATTTCTATCTTCTAAAAGAATTTGCAAATCTGGATTGTCTTTTAGTTTTGCTCTAAATTCTTTTTTCTCTTGTTTAATTTTATCTTCGGTAGATTCTATTAAATCATATAGTAATTCTTGATTATCTAATTCTGAGAGCTTTCTTCTTTCAAGAGTTTTTAGTTCCTCTCTTAAGTCTTCCATCGGCTTTAAAAGATCTCTTTTGGCTTGATTAGCTTTCTTATAATAAGCACCAACCACCTCAACAAAGCCAGTGCCATCAGGTAAACTTGCTCTTTGTATCATTGCATCTCTATCAGCAATTCTCATGACATATGCAAGCGCAGTTCTAGGACTAAATATCTCCTCGCTTAATCCAGAAGATTTTAAAAAAGCTTTGTAAACTGGTTCGTTGTGATTATTGATTACGTTAACAGCTTTATTAACTGCCTCAATTTCATGAATTGAATCAGTATAAATTGAATCAACAACCATTCTATAAAAATCTTCTCTATTTATATAACTTCCAGAATCTATTTTTTTCTTTAACATCCTGTTTAATTGTTTGGTTAAGACATTTCCGGTTATACCGTTAGCCTCCATCCAAAAGACATTTAAATTAGCTGAAACCTGTCCTGCTAAATCCATATCTTGTCTTACTAATTTTTCAATATTTGGTCTTCTTGCCTCACCAGCAGCAATATCATGTGTTATAAAATCACTATCAAATGCCTTTACAATAAAATCTTTTGAGGTTTTCCACTTACTTGTCAAGAATTGATAGTAAGGGTTTGCAATACCAAATAACTTATCAATAACAGGAAAGTACATAAAGCCGCTTCTATCTAATCCTTGGTTAGCTTTTATAGTCCATTCGTCTAAAACTGCAGCACTAGCACTAACACCATCAATTGAATAAGCCTCTAAATTAACTTTCCCATCTTTTCCAATTACTTGCTTAAACCCAATATCTTCTCCTGCAGCAACAGCTAGCTTTCTAGCTGCATATAGTTTTCCGCCAGAAGCTAATCTTGATAATCCAGCACCTCCACCAGCTAGTGCAGCACCAAATGTTGTATCAATGGCGGTATCTATTATATAGTCTTGGGCTTTTTTAGTTTTATCTGCTGTATCTACAACTAAGTTATGAGATAAAGCTGCAGCACCCATAGTTGGTACAACTCTTAAGGCATTACTTATTATATCAACCCCAGCATTAGCCATTCTTACACTTTTTGCTATAGGTATTAACGAACTTGGACTCATTGCATAACCTAGTACACCACCGGTCAAATCGGCTATACCGCTACCTCTACTAAAGTATTCATCACTTTTCATCTCAGCATGAACTTCATCAATTCTTGCTTGTAAATCAGACTCTGACCTAGCATCGGTAATGTAGCTAAAATATCTCAAATCCGTAATATGGTTTTCTTCAAGAATAGAAGCCCAGTCTTTTTTTTCAAAACCCTCATTATTATCTGCAAGCGGGTTAACATATTCTAAAGCATTATTTACTGCTTTGTTTAAGTTTAAAAATTCATTACTTTTAACGAAGGCATGACCTAAAGTTTCAAAAAAACCTGGCTCTGGTTCTGGTGCTGGGATTGGCTGATAAGTACTGCCCGTTAATATCCTATGCTCCGTATTAGCATAAGAAACTTGAACTGGAATTTGACCATTTATATTTTTGCCAAATAAAGTATTAATGTCATTCTCTACTGATTCGGCCCGTGATTGGTCGATAGTTTTATATTTAGATTCTGATTTTGCAACTTCATCAGGAACGTCTAGGTTTCCAAGTTGCTGAGCTTTTAAGTTTTTAGAAAGGCCGCCTAAATCTTTTTTTTCATCATCTAATATAATGGTCATTTTATTACCCTCTTATTAAATAATGGCGGAGTTTCAGCAATTTGTTTTATAGTTTCTCTAAACGACTTTCTAGATTCTTTTCTTTTCATCTCATCTTTAAGGGCGCGCTCAACTCTTTTCTTAAATGATTCATGAGTTTCAGTTGGGTTTATTGGTAAAATAGCAGCAGCATCTCTTTCTAGCGCGTCTTTATGCGGCCTATAAAATGCATTTCCAGTTTGCAATTTGTTAATGCCATTTATAGTGCTTAACACTCCATCTTTATCGATACCTTTTATCTCCCAATCTCCAATAGCATCATTTGCATTATCGGATGAAACACCTATCAATGATGATGCTACAACAGCAATTGAATATTCAACTTTAGCGCCATTTCTATAAACCTTAGTTAATTTAGCAGGGCCAGTATTCATACTTTTTCGAATAATTCCCTCAGCTTTTTGCCATTGAACTAACATCTTTCTTGTTTCTTCTGCATTTGCTGGCTCTTTAATACTTAAGCCATTCAATATCACTCTTTGGGCAATTATAGTTTTTAAATCAGGTTTATTACTTATTTCATAATAAAATTCATTATTCCCCTTTTTAAATGCTTCATTAGTTGGGGCTATTTGAGCTTCTAGTTGATTTGCAATATCAAACTGAATTACAGATGTTGCAGCTTCTGGAATACCCATTATCTTATTTACTGGTAAGTACTGAAAAGATTTTTCACCATTTACTGTGGTATCACCATAAGCTTGCTTCAATTGCTTTTGTGTATGAGTTAATGCTAAAGAAGAATTACCATTAAACATCTTCCAGTTAGCTTCATATAGAGACAATGCTCGTTTTGATGCGCCAACAAAATTAAATATTTGGCTAGACTCCCTCCCAAAAAAACCACCCAAACCAAATAGATTATGAACTAATCCTTGCTTATCTGATATTTTTGGGTAGCTTAAAGCTATATGCTGCCTATATCCTTCGTTTAATGCTGCTACCTCATCATTAGTTTTACTAGTTACAATTCTTCGTACTTCATCTAAAACCTCTTGGTCAGTCTTATTTATATCTTTAGCGCCTACTTCTGCCTTATACATTGCCATTATCGCAGCAGCTTTTGTTGTAAGTGGAAGATTTGCGGCGTGCTCTGTGCCTATAGTATCAACTAATCTAACATTGCTATTTACTTCATCGGCATTGCCAGTTAAAAATGACTGGTTAACGCTATGTGTAACCTCTGGAATCCCTCCTGCAGAATGACTTAAGATGCCTGCTACAGCATCAAGTTTACTCTGGTTTGGGTTCTCCTTCATATGCTTATCTAATAACTGCCTAAATGCTTCATTCTTTTCTGATGGAGAATAATTAGCAAAATTACTAGAGTTAATATCTTTAATGGTAGCATTTATTCTTTCTTCTTTTTTTTGTGTTTTAGATGCCTGCTGAAATGCCGCAGTTTTAAACTTGCTAAATAATTCTGGTTTTAATCTAACGGAAGCATCTAAATAGCTGTCACTTGTAAGCGTGTTATTTTTTACTTGCTGTAATTTATCTTGATATATAACTTGCTGATTTTGATTTTTTAAAGATTGGTCAAACTTAACTTTTTTAAGTACAGCTTCTTTAACAGATTGTTGCTCAGAAAGATTTAATCCTTCAATATTTTTTGTAGATAACTCATCAAGAAAAGGAGCTATTTTTTCTCCTGCTGGGTCATTTAATGCATCTACTGCTTGTTTGGATAATATTCCAGACCATAAAGTAATCTTAGCTTGAGATGTAAGTGATGCAAGCTGCTTATCATCTATAATAAAAGCTTCTCTATTTGACTGGTTATGCTGAATAAATTCTTCTGTTAATTTTTTTGCTGACTTAATTGCGTTTTCATTATTTGAGAATGCAGTATCATAAATCTGAGCAACAGTTGTATTGTTATATGCATTTGCTTGAGCAACAGAGTCTTTATGTTCTTGATTGGCTAATTTAATTTGAAGCTTTGAAGAGGAATTAATTAAACTTTCGTGAAGCTGTAAACCTAAATGACCCTTAATTTCGTCAGGTGCATTTTGTAGTAAATCAGAAATCATTTCTGAATTATTTTTTGTATAGCTATCAATATTTTCTTGAGAAAGCCTGTTAAGTGAAAGCATTTCAATTTGAGAATCTAATAATGCTTTATGACCTTGCAATGCTAACGTTGATTGTGCTGATGCATTGTATGAAGCTTTATAAGCGTCTGCTGATTTTCCAAATCCAGCAAATACATTACCTTTTGGGTCTTGGCCTGCTTCATAGCCCATTTTTTCATTTAGCTCTAATGATGCTTTTTGGGCAATATCTGCTCCAAGCTCTCCAAGCTGGTTAGTAGATGCTGCAATAGCTGCAAATTCACCAATGAAGTTTCCAGATGCCACTCCACCTTTTAATTGCTCAGTTCTTTGAAACTCTGGTAATTTTTCTTGCGCCATTATTATGCTCCTGCTGTTGCTGCGGTTCCGAAGCCAAATGAGCCAGCCATCTTCGATGCTCCTTCAATATTGCCTCTATTGGATACAGTTTGAAACATCTCGTTAAAGAATTGTTTATTTATTTCCGATTTCTTTTGGATTGCACTTAATTCTGACATTGTATGACCAGACCTTAATGAAGTTTCTTTCATTAATAGATTTAGTTTTCTAATCCTTTCGTCTTCGGAAAATCCTTGGAATGATGCTTGCTGTACGGCTAACGAGCTTCCAACTCCGGTTCTAGTGCCTCTGGCTGCTTGAACTGCTATTTGACTGCCTATGGTCTGCCTAAGTTTTTGCATGGACTCTAAGGACCCCTCGGCAGCTTGAAGTCTTATTGCTTCTAGATTTGTTTCAAATGCTGATTGCTCTAATCGTCTACCAATTTCAATCATTCTTTTTGATTCTACATTTTGATAATAATTTATAACTGCACCTGACGCTTGAAAGGCCATCATTGCATATTCTGAGCTACTCATATAATTTACTCCTCAAGCATCAAGTGCATAAAATACACCAAGCAATTTAATATCAAATGGCTCGGAGTGATTAATTGTAAAAGTTGGATTATTAAAATCATCCCACCCTTTCATGATATTCATTTTAAAAATACCCTGAGCTGGTGCTGGTGCTGAGCCAAAGTCAACTTCATTAAATCTTTTTATAGCAATAGGTATGCCATTTATAGTTCCGCCTACTGTGTTATTAAACATAAATGTAGCTGTTCTAATATGTTTTGGCTGAACTAGGTTAGTTGTTTTTAATTCGCTTCCAAGTCTTAAGGATAACGGCATAGGTTCAATTACAACATTAATAGGGAATCCAACCTGAGCTTCTGATACGGTCACCGCAGAACCATGAGCCGTAATATCTGCCTCATCATTTCCCACCGTATCTGAAAATCCATATCCATCGCCTTGTATTAGTACTTCTTGTCCGTTAAGTCTAGATAATCCGGTAATGGTTGAAGTTGCAGTTCCAGAATACTTTGCTGCACAATCGACTGTTAAATCGAAATCTAATTTTTCAATAAAAAACTTTGTTGTAAGTGGAGCAGGTACAACTTGCGAACTAGTTCCTGCACTTGTAAAAGTTATTCTATTTGTATCATTTGATGCATCATCGTATGAAGTATATACATAGTAATCATTTGCATTTATGCCTACTGCCCAATAATTTGTAAGTACTGCTATTTGAGGTGTAGAAGTAGGAAGTGTGCCAGATGTTGTAAATGTACATAAACTAGGCTCTGTAAGTGAAAAGTTTACGCCAGTCGAGGTTAAATAATCTGCGCCATATGCCGAAATATTTACCGGTGTTACTGCTTCGTATATTTCCCTTTCCACAACAAACCAAAAGTTTCCATTTGAATCAGATGTAATCCATCTAAAATATGAATTACCAATACCTTGCTCAGTCTCACTTTTAGTCCATCCAGATATATTCTCAGCTATTAAAGTTTGGTATATAGCTAAAGAACCATCATCGTTGACAATAAACATATATCTACTGCCAGCTTTATCAATGTCTACATAACTTGCTTCATCTTTAGGCGTTCTAATTACCTGTTCATTTGTTACTGATATTAGATTTGAGGTATAAGAGTTATTTACACCATCCCAGACTAATGAATGTGCGTCATTACCCGACATTATCAATATTTGATTATCAATATTTCTAGGCTGAACTGTATCCGCTGGTGTTGTATCTTGTATTGATAAAGAAAAGTTAGTTGGAGTTATAGCTCTATCAGAGTTTAATGGAGTTGAATAAACTCCTGAGTTTGTATGCACGGTTAAGCTTCTATAAGGAACTATAAAATTTATATAGCTTACGGTATCACTTGTTGGGAACCATGCTATAGCTAAATCATCATCTGGTTCTGCACCATTAAAGTTATCAAAATCATTAATAACTGAACCCCAAACACCGTTTGGAAGAAGTTCTGTATTAGCGAAAAAAGCTCTATTTTGATAAGAAGAGCATTTTCTTGGCCATTTTCTGGATGTACTCCATGCCGGTTCTGCTAGAAAGCATAAGATGCCGCTAACTGCGGTTCCGCTAACAAAGTCTGTAATGACTTGGCCGGTCATATTTTGTGCATCAGTAAATGCTGTTAATCTAGCAACTCCACTTTTAGCGTAAAATAAACCTCCAACATGGGCTGCTGTAAATATATTGGATGATGCAGCTATGGCGACTGAGCTACCAGTTACTGTAGGGGTAAAATCTATTGCATCATAACCGCCATCAAAATCGAATACAGGTAGGTTTCTAAAGCTAACTGCGTTAATAGCAAACCCATCAAGGAAGTTTGCGACTGCTGCAGTTCCAATTGTGGTTAGAGTAAATTCATTTTCTTCATTTTTAGCATCTTCTGATGTGGAATAAATTTTAAATGTTGTTGTTGTAATTGCTCTTGCGAAATATGTCTTACCTGTAAGTAATTGTGGTGATGTAGTAGGAGCAGCTGTCCATGTAAAATTTATTGCGTAAATTACATCTGCTGTTACTAATCCGCCAAATGTAAATATATTTGATGCAACAGCAGTAATATTACCTGTAGCACCTATTGCTCGCGTTATATCTTTTGGCTGGCTAATGCCTGTGGTAACTCTAAATCTTGTCTCAAGAACTGTGTAATCAATTTCCTGAATTTCTTCTGCTGTAATACCTGTTCCAGTAATAGTTTTATTAACCGTACCCTCTAAATAAATATCTATTTGGTCAGGTGTAAAAACAACCAAATATGTACATTCATTTATATATTGAAATGATTTAAAAAATATCTGATTTGAAGCAGTTGCATTTGATATTGTTGCCAGGTATTCAGTTCCAAACCTTTTTCCAACAGCGCCTTGTGGATATGTAACAACATTTTTTGCTGTTTTCATACCATTAAAATAAACCGCAGTTGTTGTTCTTGCATACATCAACGGTGATAATTCGCCAGCTGTAAATACATCTTGCGACCATAATGACTCAGGCATTATTAATCCTTATAAATTAATAGATATATATTGTTCAGTTGCTCTATTTGTAAGAACTGGAAAATCTATTTGACTTGAATTCGGCCTATTTTGAGCATCACTTGCTACAGCCATTGCTTGTGATGAAACTCTTCTAGTCTCTAACACATTAAAATATTCTGGCTTTTGTGCGTTACTAAGAGCTAAATAAGCTGCAATCTCGTATACAAAGTACGAAACAAAATATGATGGCAATAAAGACGGGTCTGGCTGAAATACATATTCCATATAAAATGGCTCGTCTGTATTAAAACTTGTATATAGCTTTTTGCTTTCAAATATTTCCCATGCATAATTTTGAGGAAACACCCTTATTGTTTTTAAATATCCTGCTGGCAATAAATATATAGACTCATATAAAGTTTCAGTTGGTGGGGTTTCAAGAGTTTTTGAAAGTTGTTGTATTGTTGTGGCAAATCGCCATGGAGCATTTGATAGAACGGACGGTAATAATAAATCATATGCTTGTTCAGCAGATATAACTAAATCATTAGCGTTATCAAGAGTTGTAACAGGGGCGTTCCCTAATAGCGCCACTGCAGAAGAAATAATTTTAACTTTAGTGGTCGCCATTAGAATTTACCCCTTGTTATTTATAGACCAGCAGTAACTACCTTGTAATGTATTTTAACATAAACAGGGCTATCACCAGCAGCAAAGTTAG